CATCATCTTTGTAATGACAGTATGGGACAGATATGCAAACAAATTTACACTTTAGATCTTTAACAAATTCAATATCTTCAAAATGCTCTAAAGAATCAAAGAAAGTAATCACCTCATAATAGTCTTTCGTTATGTCATCGACTTGTTTGCAATTGTCCGGTATTGGGTAAGTTGAAATATCATACCCATAACAGTTGGGAATTATGTTACTAGAAACTTTGAGGAAGGATCCATCACCATAACCAACGTCAAGAATACTATCAGGAACCTTCCCAATTGATCCAATTATATTGCCAAGGCGAAGATATCCCATATAAGTTGGGAGTTCTCCATACTTAACGTATCGAGTATTTACATACTCCTTATCATAAGCAATATGAGTTTTATCTACTTGGTAGATAATACCATCAATATTCTTTGCATAATTTTCAAGCATTTCTATACTCAGTAACTTTACTAAAGATGTCAATCACATCCTTGTGTTGCCTATCGTCATGTGGATAATAAAATATTTTTGCATTAGTATCAATCACATCAACGATAAAGCAAAGTGCTGTTGGAATACTATGTATCTCTTTAGCATTTTCCCAAACTTTAATCCAGTCAAACAAATTATATCCATCAATAATATTATTAAAAATTACCTCATAAGGATATTCTTTATTGCTTAATTTTCCAGTTTTAACAATGTCTGTTGTGACAATATCATTTACATAAACATATTCACTATCATCTTTTAATCCTAAAACTTCATAATAGAGTTTATTCTCTTTTTCTTGATTACGATTAAACTTAAAGTATTTTGCCCAATCTGTATGATCAAGTCCAACTAGTCCATATTTCGCAGACATTATTCTAGTTGGATCTGTATTAAAAGTTCTGTCTGCTGTAGAAGCATCTATGTAAACAAATTCATTATTATCAGAAAATCCAACATAATTAAACAATTCCTTTCCAGGAAACTCATCACTTAGTTTAAACCAACGAATCCCTGAAATATAATCAGATATCCAAAATATATCATCTCTCAAAGGCCAAATAATTTCACATCCCTTATCTTTATAAACAGATGCTATTTTTTGTAGAAAAAATACATCGCCTATTCCTGCAGGTTGTTTAATTATGCAAGGTTTCATATCACTCAATATAAGCAACTAAAACATAGTCATCAACAGGATTAATAGACTTGTAATAGTCAATCTTATAGTCTTTATTAATTGAGAGAATTTTTTCTTCTAGTCTTTTTTCCTTTCCAGAAAAATAGACGGGAATATCATCAATAACAATTGTATGATCTTTAATATTATTCTGTTTAATCAAATCAAGTTCTTCAAATGTAGGAACTCCACCACCTTCACCATGAGCATCTAACCAAAAGCATGTCTTTTTATCGATATTTTGCATCATGTCAGAAAAACAATCGTTAGAATCACCTAACCATAGGTTGACATTATCATTAGATTGAAATTTTTCCATGCAGTGATTATAACGGTCTTCCATCATCTCACAACTAAAAATTTCTTCATATCCAAGATCAAGTGCAAATTGAACACTGCCTCCAAGATGAGTTCCGGTCTCAACAAAATACTTACAATCCTTACCAATACCAAGATCTCTAAAAATATAATAGCAAACAGGTTTACCTTCTGCTACTGCGGTTTCAAATACTTCTTTCGTCATGAAAAATACTCCTCCCAAATAAAGTCTTCTAAAATTTCCATTTTTTTAGTTTTTTCTAAATTTTCTTTGATGGCATCCATTTTACTGTAATAAATTTCATCAGACACATCAAACTCTTCAGATAGGTCAATAATGCCATCTTTATTAAAGTAATCTCCGATATTGGGAGCACCATAGTAAACAGGAATAGTTCCTGTCGCAAAACAATCTAAAAGTTTTTCGGTAAAATAAGTTTTATACGATGCATTTTCAATTGCGATTGAAAACATATAATCACAAAGACCTTCTTCTTTATGTACAATTTCAGTAGGGAATCCTCTACCAAAAAAATCTACTTGATCCCTAAATCTTTCTACCCACTCAAGACGTTTGCGATGACCAGCACACATATTTTTATTTGATGCAATCATCGAAATCATTTTTGTTTTTTCATAAACTTTTGGTTCTTTAATCCATGTGCCTTGTGCAGGAACCCACTTAAATTTATCTGGGTTAAGATTAAGAAGTTCTTGATTATGAGTAAAAATAAGATCAAAAGTATCTGTTACTAAATTTGAGTTCATTTTAACCCAATCAGTAACCTGGGGAAGAATAGCGGCAGATTCAAGAATCCATGCATATTTTGGATTGGAACGATTATCATCAAATGCTAATCCAATAGCAGAATCAACATAAAAAGTTCCATCTCCTCCGTCGTCAACCCACTCAGTCAATTTAGAAATTTTACCTGCTACTGAACATCTAGGAGCATCAATATAATTAAAAGTATTACCTACAAGATTAAATTTATGCTTTTGCATTAATTTGCTCCACGATCCAGTTATAAGTCTTATGAATTCCTTCTCCCAATGTTTGTGAATAATCCCAACCCAACTTTTCACGAATCAAATCATTATTTGAATTGCGACCACGAACACCAAGAGGACCGTCAATATGATTCTTCTCTACGTTCTTACCAGCAACTTTAGCAGCAGTCTCTACAAGTTGATTAATAGTGACCATCTCCTCAGATCCAATGTTAACTGGTCCAATGAAATCAGAATCCATCAAACGACGAGTTGCTTCAATACATTCATCGATATAAAGGAATGAACGAGTCTGTTTTCCATCACCCCAGACTTCAATCGTACCACCTTCTTCCGGAAGATATGCTACTTTACGACAGATTGCAGCAGGTGCTTTTTCTCTACCACCTTCCCAGGTTCCTTCTGGACCGAAGATATTGTGGTAACGAGCAACCCTAACTGGAATGCCATAATTGCGATGATAGGCAAAATACAGTCTCTCTGAAAAAAGTTTTTCCCATCCATATTCGCTATCAGGATTCGCAGGATATGCAGACTCTTCACGACAATCAGGATTGTCAGGATCCAGTTGATTGTGCTCTGGATACATGCAAGCAGAACCAGAATAGAAGATCTTGGTCTTATTTACTTCCTTAAAGTCATTCAGTTGACGTTGAGCTTCAAGAACATTCAAGTTAATTGAAACTGAATTGTGCATAATGTCTGCATCATTTTCGCCAGTAAAGACGAACCCCGCACCACCCATATCAGCAGCAAACTGATAGATCTCATCAAAGGTATCAATGTACCTACTAGGAACAAAATTATAAAAATTCCGATAAGGGCCTTTATATTGCAGAACTCCTTCTACAAAATTAAGATCCCTAAGATCGCCAATGATGAATTCGTGTGCTTCACTTTCAGAATATTCGGGAAGTTTTAGATCTACACCGCGCACCCAATAACCTTCTGCGCGAAGTCTTTTAACCATATGGCTTCCAATAAATCCACCAGCACCAAGCACAAGTGCTGTTCTGTTATATTCACTCATAGTCAATTTTGTGTAGTATAAAGATTAACAACCTCTTCTATGTATTCTAGCATAGAATCAGTAATTACAGGAGAACATCCAACAAAAAATACATTATCAAGTACTTTCATTGCATTTGGATAATTAAATGCAGATTCAAGATGTCTGTATGCGGGATGTATCAAAAGATTACCTGCAAAATAATTTCTGGTTTGAATCTTTCTATCCTCAAGGAATTTAACTAACTCAGTTTTATCACCATCACAAATAATGGGAACACCAAACCAACTTGTTTCAGCATTTGGATGCTCATCAACAACACGAACTCCTGGAATAGTTTCAAAAATCTTCTGCAACCTTTCTTTATTATATCGACGTTTTTGATGGATCTCATCAAACTTTTTAAGTTGAACAGATCCAATAGAACCAAGCATATCAATTGGTTTTAAATTATATCCTATCTGACCGAAAACATATTTGTGATCAACGATCTTATCATATCCCATTAACCAAGTATCGAATCTCTTTCCACAAGTTCCACAACTAAGCAAGTTCTGAGCACCAACACAATAACAGTCTCTACCCCACCACGCAAAACTTCGAGCAAGATCTACAATTTCTTTAATATTGGAGGAAACCATCCCACCTTCAATTGTAGTAATGTGGTGTGCGGGATAAAAAGAACAAGATGCAGCAACTGCATGATCAGTAAGATACTTACCTTTCCACTTACTACCAAGACTGTCACAATTATCTGCAATGAGTTCTAAATTATATTCATTACAAATATCTAAAATAGCATCATAGTCATATGCATTTGCGAGAACAGGAGAAGAAAATAATGCCTTAGTTCTTGGGGTTATTTTTTTACGAATCTCTCCAATATCCCAGTTTAAATCAGAATAATCAATATCAACAAAAACTGGTTTCAGGTTGTTCTGAATGATTGGATTAAGAGTTGTAGGAAATCCACAAACGGATACAATAATTTCATCACCATCTGCCCAACCAAAATACTTCTTGAGTGCTGCGATCATTACTAGGTTTGCTGAAGAACCTGAATTGACCATAACAGAATTTTCAAAATTGAATTTTTTTGAAAACTCTCTTTCAAACTTGTTTACATTTTCTCCAGAAGAAAGCCACTTGCCAGTCAAGAAAGTTTTAAGAGCAACTTCTATTTCCTCATTGTTCCAATATGGACCAGAATAAAAAATATTACTTTTTCCTTTCACGTAATCATTATTATAAAGATATGGAAAGAAGTTATCTTCCGTTTCAAAGAGGTTATTAATAAATTCTTTAATTTGTTCTTTCATCACTCACTCCACAATGTAAGAAAAGTTTTCTTTTAAACATCCTTGCCAAGCCATTTGAAAAATTCTTTCAAACCAATGAGCTTCAACTGGATTATTATTATAGTCGCTGTAGTACATCATTTTTTTATAAAAGTTCGGACTATATTTTAAAATGCAATTTTTGGGAACAGCATAGTTCGCACCTGGGGCAAAACTAATTAACTTTGGAATATCCTCATCCTTTATTACAAAAAGATCATGTAGAAATGCACGAAACGTAGGAATTCGTGGATGAATTTTCATATTTTTAATATGTTCTGCGCCAAAGAAATAATCTGGACCATTATCATACCACTCCATTGGGTGCGAAAACCACTGATCATTAATTATGTTTGGAAAAAAGTTTTGACACACACTTCCATGATCAATAGGAACAAACCAATTTGACTTTAGCGCATAGATAAATCTTTCTTTATTAGTATATCCTTTTTGAAGGAGATTGCCTTTGATATGAATCATCATATCAGGAAGATTGTCATAGTGATCAACAATATATCTACCAATATCATAAGGATTAGAACCCACATTTGGAGATGGAATGACTTTTCCCAAATGATCTATTTTAGATTTACCAGGGAAATCATCTGGAGTTCTATCATAAATTATGGTATTACTTGGAGAGAATCCATAAGCATGGGTCATTTTTATCCACTCCAAATCGTGGTTAGCGTGATTACTCACGACTAAAGTTTTAGATAGCACCATTCAAATTAAATAGTTTTGGTCATTCTACCATATCACAAAGAATTTGCAAACCCCTTTGGAAGTCTATCTCACATACAAATCCAAGCGATTTTAACTTACTAATATCTAGAGTCATGTTTTTGACTTGAATATACTTTTGCTCCTCTGGCATAGGCACGTCAACCAATTCACTTTGACTTCCTACCAATTCTTTTGCCGTTTCAATAATTTTTCTAAAAGTATAAGACGTTCCAGAAGCAATATTATAAATTTCGTTTACTTGACCCTTTTCAATAATAAGATGTATAGCTCTACAAACATCATCGACTGACATGTAATCTTTTAAATAATTTCCACCATCAAATAATTTAATTGTCTCGTTCTTTTTGAGAAGACTTATCATATATCCAAGAACATTCTTTCCTGGTGTAATTGTCCTGTCCAATCCGTAAATATTTCCAAGACGAAGAATTCTATATTTAATTCCAAATGTTTTGCAATATGAAATTAAAAGTTGTTCTGCGGCCCTTTTTGTAATTGAATAAAATCCCGTTGGGTTACACGAATACCATTCTTTATAGTCGAGAATATCGTTACCATAAACAAATCCAGAACTAATAAAGTTAAAAGTCACATCTCTACCTTTACATCTAGATAAAATATCAATAAACAAACTTAAATTGGTATCAATATCAATATGCAAATCTTTAAATACGCTTTGATTTGTAGTTGTACTAATCAGGTATAAAACTTCATTGGTTTGAAAATCTCTTTCTTCTCTAGGAATTAAAACTACTTTATCTGCATATAACTCACAAAACTTGCTGCCAATATATCCCGTTCCTCCAAATACAGACAACTTACTCATACTTATCACATTCTTCAAAAGTTTTTCCTTTCTGATCTTTCTCTGAAAGAATAGGACCTCCAACAAGATTCCAATTAATATCTAAACTATTCCAGAGAAGAGTTCTATCGTGTTTCGGGTGATAGTAATCTGTTGTTTTATAAGTTACTTGAGCAGTTTCACTTCTTGTATAAAACCCATGAGCAAATCCAGGAGGAACCCATAATTGAACTTCAGGACGATTCAATTCTACACCATACCATTTTCCAAAAGTTTCAGATGACTTTCGCAAATCAACAATAACATCATAAACTGTTCCTCTAATACATCTAACAAGTTTTCCTTGGGGATGTTTAATCTGATAATGAAGTCCTCTAAGAACACCATTATAAGACATAGAATGATTATCCTGAACAAAATCGTATCCAAGGTTAAACTTCTTTTCATTAAAAGATTCAATAAAAAATCCCCTAGTATCAAGGTACTTATCTACCTCAATTAAGAGAGCATCTTTTAGTCCTACTTCAATAATTTTCATACCACTCTATCGTTTTTTTAAGACCCTCTTCTAAATTAAATCTAGGTTTCCAATCTAACTCATTACCAATTTTATCAATGCTAGTTGAGTACCTTCTATCATGACCGGGGCGATCCTTGACATATTCTATCATAGATTCATCTTTTCCCAATAGATTTATAATTTTTTTAACGAGATCAATATTTTTTACTTCACACTTCCCACCAATATTATATTTCTCACCAATCTTACCTTCATGGAGAACTTTTATCAAAGCTTCGCAGTGATCACGAACGAACAACCAATCTCTTATTTGATTTCCATCACCGTACACCGGAACTTTTTTATTACTCATTATATTGAGTATAGTTTGTGGAATTAGTTTCTCACTATGTTGTCTTGGACCATAGTTATTCGAGCAATTCGTAATCATCGTAGGAAGACCGTAAGTATGATGAAAAGCATTTACGAAATGATCACTAGATGCTTTAGATGCAGAGTAAGGATTTCTTGGATTATAAATGGTATCCTCTGTAAATGATCCTTCATCTATAGAACCATATACTTCATCAGTTGAAATATGTAAGAACTTTTCTACTTCATATTTTACCGAAGCCTGTAAAAGATTTACTGTTCCAACGATATTCGATTGAATAAAAGGATCGCAATTTTTAATGGAATTATCAACATGACTTTCTGCAGCAAGATGCATCACATAACGTGGATTAAACCTTAAAAAAGCATTATTGACAAACTCTCTATCGCAAATATCACCTTTCCAAAAATCAAGAGTAAAAGTGTTAGAATTTTGAGGTAGATTACTTAAATCTCCAGCATAAGTTAAGTTATCCAAACAAACAATATGACCATATGTTTTAGACAAAGTATGTAAGAGATTACTTCCAATAAATCCTGCGCCTCCTGTTACTAATATTGTCATTTTTGATTATATCTTTCTAAAAGTTCTGGGGAATATTGTTCAAATGATTTTTCTTCACTTTTTGTTTCTCTTTTTTCTCTTTCAAGTTCATAAACTCTATTTCTAAGTTCAGTTGAAGAATATTGATGTTGACGTTTATGGAAAATCAATTCAATCCCATTATCAATACAATATTGTTTCCCAGTAAAATCTCTATCTTTATATTCTTCACTCAAAAATCTAATATTAATTGTTTGAGTTTTAATCATATTTAAGAGATCTGCTTCAGTTTCGTACACAAGAATCTCATCAACATATTTGCAAGCCTGAACTTGAACATATCTTTCGTATACAGACTGAGTTGGTTTATTTTTAATTCCCGGACGATCAATAGTGGGATCAACTTGTAGAGCAACGATTAGATAATCACACATTTGTTTTTCCATTTTCAGCATTGTCACATGACCAGCATGAAATAGATCAAATGAACTGCAATTAAAACCTATTTTCATAATTAAAAATATTTTTAATAATTATACAAAAAAAGAGGAGTTTATGCAACTCCTCTTATGCAACTCAGGCTCGCCACCAATTCTTTGGCTGGAAATTGGAAACCAGGCGGAGAAAGAATTCCCCATCCGCACCACTTGCTCTTTATGGAAGCAAGAAACCAAAGGGGTCATTTGACTCCACCACTTAGTTTTCAGAAACTAAGAAAAGTTGGGTTAACTTTGATATCTCGGTAATACCAAAGAATGCACATAGAAATAATACATCCCAAAGTTTAAGTTTAATTGCAAAAGGAACTGTGAGAAATCCTCCAATACATTTCATCATTAAACCGTATTTAAATTCTCCCCACAACATAACTTGATAGCCTATTATGAGGAGAATATTTCCAATCCACCTTAGTAGATCAGATTTAGACATAAAGGGGTTTTGCTCCCGACCAGTGCTGTTAGAGTCCATCCGTGACTAATTCAATCATC